CATAGGTCCTCCCAAATGTGTAAACGAAGTGTTTTTAGTATACGTTGACCCGGTGACGGCAGATCCCTAATTTCCAGGGAATGGCGCCTCCAATCTACAGACACGAAGAGCAGCCTAACGGCAACTTCACGATCTTTAGCGTTCCTATCTTCTCGGCTCACGTCGAGGAGCGGTCCGGTGGAGATCGTGAGTTCAACGCCCGCTGGTTGAGCTCGGCTGTGAAGCAGGCGATCAAGCGCCAGGACGAGGGATACATGGCCCCTCTCCACGTGTCTCACCACGGATCAGGATCTGAAGTCAAGGGCGCCGGACAGTTCCGCATGACCCACGTTGCCGACGTCGTCCACGACGGCAAGAAGGTCAAGACGATCTTCGCTGACCTCGTGAACGTCAAGCCCGAGATCTTCGAGCGCATTGCCAAGGGCGAGCTGGTCTATAGGTCCGTTGAGATCCTCGACGTCGACAAGCCCGAAATTGACAGCCTGGCCCTCCTCGATCACGAGACCCCATTCTTCCGCTTCCCGCTTCTCCGGGTCGCTGACCAGAATGGTCAACACCCAGACACTGCCCGCGTGACCCTCGCGCAGGGTGGCCCTGTCCTCGCCTACTCGCAAAGCGGCCACGCGTCGCGTGCACTCTTCAACTTTCAGGAGTCAACACCAGTGACTGAGCCCAAGACCGGAAGCGCGCCCGCGACCAACCCCACGCAGAAGGCCGCTAGCGCCGAGCAAGTCCTCGCGCAAATGTTCCAGCTCCTGAAGCAGTTCATGGGCGAAGGCGAGCCCGAGGCCCCAGCAGCCCCAGTCCCTGCAGAACAGCCCGCTCCCGTTGCTGCACCCGCAGCACCGGCGCACCCTCTCGCTGCCTTTACTGCGCCCGTTGCGGTTCTTCCTCCCGCCACCGCTGTCGGCGACACGGCCAAGAACGAGGCTGACGGCGCAAATGCCGCCATGGAGTCCCGTATGGCGAACATGGAAAAAGAGATCAACTCCCTCAGGGCCGAGCGCGCGGTTGCTTCGAAGTCCGCCGAGCTCGCCAGCGCTGGATTTGACGACGATCAGGTTAAAGCTTTCCGCGCCCGCGCTTCTGAGCACGGGCTCGAGGCCGCCAATGCCTACGCCGCTGGTATGCAGCGCGTCGGCCCAAGCGACCCCCCCTCACACTGGACCGGCGAACAGGGCGGCGGAGACGGCGGCGTCGTCGACGCACCTGAGATTGCTGCCTTCGCGGCTCAGGGCCCCGAGGCCCTCTCCCGCGCACGCGACCTTCACGCGTCCTGGAAACGCAGCGAGTCCCCCGTCGACTTCAACGATTACGTCGCGATCAACACTGACCCCGACTCCTACTGCGGAATGTCCCGCAGCTAGTTCCCTCGACCTCTGACCTCGACCGACCTCGAAGAGCAACACAACCAGGAGTCCTCGTGACCAACCCAACAGCTTCTAACCCGCTCAAGATCTCGCCCGGTCCTGAGGTCCGTCTCGGACATGAGGTACTCTCAGGCACCAGCCTATTCGCAGGCGCCTTCGCTGCCTTCGCGCTCGCTGGCGCTGCGGCCGGTGACGGGTACCTCGTCGCTTATGCAGGGCTGCAAGGGCAATGCTTGCTCGGCGGGCAACTGTCCGACGAGACCGTTGGCGACGGCACGATCGAGAACAACTGGAATGGAAACGGCGGCGTGCTCAAGCGTATCGCCGTAACCGGCGTCACCAACACGGCGACCGACCTGGGCAAGTGCGTCTGGGCGGCCGACGGCGGTCCTCCCCTCGTGCTCACCGATCCGGGCACGACTGCCCCCCTAGGCGTGATTGTCAACGTCACCGGCACGGCAGAGGCTGACGTCTACATGTTCAGCATGGAGGCTCAGTTCATTCTCGGCCTGTTCGGCAACTCGCTCTTCTCTGGCACCACGCCGAATATCGCGGTCGCCTCTTACGGAACAAACGTCGGGATCGCGTAACTCAAACGCTCGCCCTTGCCTCTCGCTCGCGCGCCATGGTGGCCCGCGGGCTTGAGGCAGTAGCAGACCACTCAAAGGAGTAACACCATGGCTGAAGCGGTAATCACGTCCAGCGACCTGTTTCGCGATATCAACGCGACCTTTCTCTCGACCTACCGCGACACGGTCGGCCGTCACCCCCGCTTGGCTGACGCCATGCGTCTCGGGATCTCTTCGAGCAAGCGAACCGAGCGCTTCGGCTACTTCGAGTCGCCTCCCACGATCGAGCGAATCGACCGCGGCGAAGCGATCGTAGAGGACGCATTCCGCGCAATTTCGTACTCTGTAACCAGTCTCACTTGGGGAAAAGCCCTGGGCTTCCACGAGGAGGATCTTGAAGATTTGCAGCTTGGCGATATTCGCGAAGTTGCTCGCCGACTCGCGATCCGCGCGGCCCAGCTCCCCGAGCAGGTCTTCTTCCAGATCCTTCAGGGCACCGCTGACGCGGCGCTCCTCAAGTCAATCCCCACTGCCCCCGACGGCGCTGCGCTCTACGCCACGACCGCTGGCGGCGCTGCCCGCTTCGGCGTTGCGAGTGGCAACCTTCTAACCGGAACAGGCGTCGCGACCGCCGGCGCGGTTCGGTCCGACTTCTGGAACGCGATCGAGCAGGCCAAGCAGTTCCAGGACACCGAAGGCGAGCCCCTCCTCAACGAGGGCGACATTGATCAGGGCGTAACCGTATTGTTTGGAGTTCAAAATGAAGAGGTAATGCGGGAGGCCTTTCTGCAAGGGACGACCATGCAGGTCCGCGCGGGCACCGCGACCACGGATACTGGTGGAGTTGCCGGCGTCTCGAACACGATCCTCGAGTCCGGCATGGCGATCAACCTCTGGTCGACCCAGCGGATCACCGGCGACGATATCCACATTTTCTTCCAGGGTGTCGAGCCGAAGCCGATCTTTGAGACCATGCGTCGCGCGCCTCGCATGATCGACGAGACCCGCGAGAACTCCGAGCGCGCTCGCCGCTACCGGATCCTCGCGACCCTGCTCGACATGCGCGCTGGCTACGGAGTCAACGCCGCATACGGGACGGTGAAAATCAACAACTAGTTACTTCCCCCTTTTGCTAGTTGTTGCGGCCCGTCCATTTCGGGCGGGTCGCTTCTTTTGTCTCGAACTTTTGGAGTAGCCAAATGGCCCCAGCAGTCCCACTAATCGAGGGCGAAAAGCTCTTCCGTATCGGCGTCAATGCCGATTGTCCCGTTCACCAAATCTTCGCAGGGGGTCAGTGCTTCGCGCGCTACTCAGAGAAGGTCTCAGGCTACGGCTCCGAGACTCAACGCGACAAAATGAAGGGGTCCGTCGTCCGCATGGCCGTAGGCGGCCTGGACGCGTGTCTGTTGTCCGCGAAGTTCAAGGTGATCAGATCCACGAAGGGCCGCAAGTCGCGCGCTAGGATCTACGACACTCGCTCGCGGAACTATCGGAAAATGGCCGACGATAAACCCGTCCTCGACTACATGTATGCGATCGAGCTCGAGACCCTCGCCAACCCATACGCAGGCGCGGCCTACCCAACTCTGTCTACCACTCACGGTGAGAAGACGAGGGAAATAGTCGAGGCCCACGACAAGGCCGAGAAGGAAGCCGCGGGCTGGCCCAAACTCGACGCGTCCGGCGCGAAGAACCACGTCGACCCGAACCCTAAGGTTCCAGCCGGCGCGCCGGCCGACTTCTCGAAGGAAAAGCAAGCTTCTGCACCTCGCTCCCGCAGGCGCGGTAAAAAAGACTCCTCAACCTCATAAGGGGAAGCAATGGCGAATCCGACCGAAACGGAAATGGACAACCAGCTTAAGGCTGGGATCCTTCTGCTTGACAATCTTCTGGATCAGCAGACCGTAGCAACGGAGGAAGACGCTTATGTACAGATCCTAGAGTCTGACTTCGCTGCGTCCCAGGCGCAGGGTGCTCGCCTGTTCCGTTCGCGCCTGGCGGGAGCAATCTCGTCCGGCGCTGCGGTGCTCAACCCGATTCTGACGGCATACACTCACCACGTAGTAGCAGCGCCCGAGCGATCGGCGCAGGCTGCTATCGATCGTATCTACACCTATTTCGTCGCGAACAATAAAAGCGTGCTCAGCCGTGGGATCACATACGGCTCGGTCGCCTCGTTCGGCGCGAACAAGGGGACGCTCGTCAGACTGACCGTAGACGAGAACGGCTACGACCTAGAGCACGAGTTTGTAGAGCTCAAGACGATAACGTGCATTCGCGACGAGAACACAAACGCCGAGCGCTTCCGGGAAGTCTTCGAGCTCCGAGGCGGGAACAAGGGCGTCGACAGCCTCGACGCGTCCAAGTCCGGCGCAGTTCGCCGCGACGTCCAGGCCAAGGACTCGTCCTCAAGCCTCCTACGCAACTCGTCGTTCTCGCTCTACTCGATCGCTGGGGTCTTCACAGCAGGCCGCGCGACGCTCGCAGCCAATGACACGGTCACCGGCTGGACCATGAACGCGGAGACGAATTTCGCGCTCGACCAGAACACCGCACTTGTGGCGCGTGACATTGTGGGCGACACGACTCCGACGTCGATCGTCTTCGAGTCTGGATCCGCAGGAGTGCTTACCCAGGCATTCAGCGTCAACCGGCTGAACCTTTCCGCCAACCTCCCATACATTACAGAGCTCTGGGTCTACCCTCACGCGAGCCTGACCGCCGGCACGCTCGATATCAAATGGGGATTGGTAACCGAGCAGATCGACCTAACCTCGCTCAACGCAGGATCATGGAACCAGGTCTTTGTCACCCGCGACAAGCTCCTGTGGCCTGCGCAGTTCAACGAGGCTAACGCAGACTTCGTTCTTACTGTCGCGAGCCATGATCAAGAGGTTCTGATTGACGAGGTCCGGTTTGGTTCCATGGAGCCATTCGACGGGACTTGGTGGCACATTGGCGGGTCGAAGGCCGCTAAGTTCCTGCTCGACGACGCTACCACGGTCACGGATACGTTCGCGGCGCTCGACTCCAAGATTCAGAAGTGGTTCTGGAGAACCTACGCTAGGCACCTCCCGCACTACGCCAACGCGACGGGGATCACTGCAGCCGTCGGGCGCACGCTGACGTTCAACGATAACGGAGGCTCCCCAGACACGATCGTTGCTTCGACTGGGAGCTTCATATCGGACGGCTACGTTGTCGGCCAGCAACTAACCGTGGCGAATTCGAGCTCGAACGACGGGCCCTACATTCTGACTGCGGTCGTAGCGCTGACGCTTACCGTCGCGACCGGGTCGCTCGCTGCCGAGGGGCCCGTCTCTTCCACGACGACTCTCGCAGCTGGGCCGTCGATCACGGATCCGTCCTAAATGACGATCTCGAGCAGGGCCCAGGAGCGGATCTCGGCGCAGCTACTCCTGGAGTGGACCAATCAAGGCGTACCAGCTGCGACGACGATCAACACGACAGTCCTGGGATACGTCGCAGACGACGTTGAGGGGGTCTTCGTCGCTGAGACGGGCCTTGCCTACGACGACGCAGACAAGATCCACGTCAAGGTTGCCGTTGACGGCGTCATGTCTCGGTTCCAAGAGTTGAGCGGGATCACGGGCCGAAACTCGGACGCGATCACTGCTCGGTTCCAGAAGGGGCTAATTCGCATTGCTCAGACCCTGGGGTCAGAGCGCCGGCTCCTCCCGACCTCAAACTCGGTGCTCGAGCCGAGCACGGAGCAGTCTGGCCGTCGACCAGACTACGATCGCGACCGCTGGAGCGGCTTTGTTCCGCACGCGCCGGGGGACGTCGACGAGGACGACGATTGACCGTCAGCGTCACGGTAAAGCCTCGGGAGCTATCGTTGCTCTCGCGCAGCCTGTCTCCCTCGCAGGCGGAAGAGATCCTAGACGGTCTCGGGGCGGTCCTCCTCTCCAGGTTTCAGAAATCCTTCCGCGAGGGGAAGTCCCCCAACGGAACGACGTGGCCCGCGCGTATGACCCCCAACGTCGCGGGGATCGTGAAGGATCTCAACGCGGGGGGGAACCCAAAGGCGCGACGGTTCTCGCCAGGGCAGACCCTCGTAGACACAGGCGTCCTGCGCGGATCGCTGACGTGGGCCGTCGAAGGAAAGACGCTCAAGGTCGGAACCTCCGTGAGTTACGCGGGCACGCAGAACGACGGCGGCGAGTCTAGTATCACGCTCACCGCGGCTGGGCGATCCAAGCTCACCACATGGCTACGGACGCTGCCGAAGGAGCGCAGGAAGACGCTCGGGATAGGCTGGCTGTTCAACAAGCCGACGTTCGCGATCAAGGTCCGCAAGCGCACGTTCGTTGAGATCGGTGCTGGGGAGAATAAGGTTATCCGAGACTTCGTGGCCGAAGAGGTCGTGAGGATTATCCGTGGCTGATTCACTTACCGCGCTTAAGGTTCCCGGGTCCGTCACTTTCGGCGGCACGAGCATAGGTCTGCTCGCGCAGGTTCAACTGCGGCGAGTGGGTAAGCAGACCCCGATCGAGGCCGAGGAGTTTGGGCTCGAGGTCGTGGACTCGGTTTACATGGGCGCAAACTACCGCCTCGCGGTCGCGCTCCGAGGCTGGAACACTCAAGCGATCAACACGCTGTTCCCGAACCTCACAGGGACCGCTGTCGTGAACTACCCAGGCACGAACAAGGCTGGGTATTTCAGACGCGCCGACGCTGCAGCGCTCGTGTTCACGCCCAGAGACGCTGCCCACCCCGCGCTCACGTTCCTGAAGGCGATCCCCGAGACCGTCGAGGACATGACGGTCGACCTCGCGGCGAGGTCAGAGCACCTGATCCTGTGCACGTTCCTACACGTCCGAGACTCAGGGACACCGAATGGCGGTGTTACATGGGGCCTCTAGGCGAAGCGGCCGGCGTTTATGGCGATCCCGACGAATGGAAAGACGAGGACGCACCTGAGCGTACAGCGCGAATCGTTCAAGTCGCGACGGATTTCCTGCGCAGCGGCGGCGTCGTGTCCTTCCGAGACTTCGCCGCAATGGGAGAATTTGAGCGGGCGTGTCTTGCCGTGGCTGGCGACAAGTTGTCAGCCAGGCTGGCCGTTCAGATCGCGCGGGCCGCTCGTAGCGAGTCCGGCGAGCTCGCTGTCTTGGCTGTTATCGACGGCGGCGAGGCGGCGATTTCTGCCGCGCTCTCTGACCTTCTAAACAGGGCTGAGTTGTGAGCAACTCGTGGGTGATCGCTAAGGCTATGCGGACCAGGCTCGCGGCTGCGGTCTGGCCCGGCGTCGGCGGTGAGGTCGTGTTTGGAAAGGTCCTGATCTCTGCGGGGATCGACATTGAGCGCACCCGGGCGCAGCTGCGCTGGCCGTTTTGCCTGATCCTCCCGCAAGATCTCACGATAGACGACGAAGCTGAGGATCTAGGAACTCAACGCTTTACCGTCCTGATCGCTCAGCGCGTCGCTGGCGACCCCTGGGGTGAATCTGTCCTAGTGGGTGGACCAGGGCCAGGGACGGGCCTCACGAGCCTAGGGCGTGGCCTCATGGAGCTTGAGGCGGTTCTCTTCGACGCCATGAAGCTCCTGGGCACGACGCTCGGCGCGACGATCCAGTTGGTATCGGCCTCCGCGATCGCTGCAGAGCTCGACCCAGACCTAGGCTACGTGGCCCAGCGTCAATACACTTGGGAGGCGTGGACCGGCGCAGGCGATACGACCTCTGTCCCCTCGTAGGTGATCCATGGCTGAAAAAGCAGAGGTTAAGGTTGTCCTCGACACCCGCGAGGCTGAAGCGAAAGCGGTCAAGCTGCGGAAGAAGGCCGAGCGAGCCGAACGAGCCGTCCAGAGGTCCGAAGGCGGCGGGTTGATCGCAGGGCGCCGGGCACCGCTTGGAGCTCGCCTGCGGGCGCAGAGGGCCGGCAGGGGTCGCGCTGCTGGCGGCGGGCTCAGGGGACGAGTCGGCGCTGCTATCCGTGGCGCAGGGTCCGGCGGCGTCGGAGCCTTCGCGGGCAAGGCTGGCAGGGCCGCACCTTTGCTGATCGCTGCAGAGATCGCCCGACGCGGCGCGTCAGGCGGCGCTGCCGTCGTCGGTGGGTTCGCTGGAGAGTTTGCCCAGGCGGCTGCAGCGTTCGGGCTCACCTCTGATTCGATCCCTGCGCTGGAAGGGCAGATCAGAGGGCTGTCTCTGGACGTTCAGCGGATCCTTTCCGGCGACTTCATTAAGGACTTCCTCGAGCTGGAGCGAGTCGAGGCAGCAAAGCTCTTTGTTGACTTCGCAGGAGAGGGAGTCAATATCGGAGCAAGCGTGATAACTGGGGACGTCGGAAAAGCGTTTGCGAGGTCTGGCCGAAGGGATCGCGTAGTGAGCAGGAAAGAGGGGCAGAGGAAGGCACGAGGCGCTGTAAACGCGATCAAGTATGGCGCGGGCGATCTCTGGGACGAAATAATTAAGAACCTCGGAGGCGGCTAGCATGGCACTCGTCCGCGAAATGTCGATCA